CGGATTTTTTGTATCGGACATTCGACGGCATTTGCGGCCGTAGAAACGCAGGCATCGACAGCCTGCAGAGAGGAAGTATTCATGGGTCAGAGAGGACCAAAACCAACGCCGACAAGCGTGCTGAAGTTCCGAGGAAGTGAGAAGGGCATGGCGCGCGAGGCTGAACCCGAGGGCAGCGACGGTCCCCCGCTGCTGCTGCCGTTCGTCGCCAGCGACGAGGTGGCGCGCCGCTACTTCGACCGCCTGATCGACGACCTGCGCCGGCTGGGGCTGTACGCGGCCGAGGACTACCAGGCGCACAACGCGCTCGCGCATGCGTCTGCCGAGTTCGAGCGGGCACAAGCTGCAGTTCAAGAAAAGGGTCTGGTCCTTGAAACGCCGCATGGGCCTGTTATCAATCCGATGAAGCGGGCGCGCGACGATGCGAGGGCTGAGGTCGCGCGCCTGTCAAAGTGCTTCGGCTTGACGCCGAGCGATCGTGTGGGCCTTGTGTCTTCCAAGAGAGCGAAGGGGGATGCCAGCGGGATCGAGTCGATCCTCAAGTCAAATACGGGCTAGGCGTCGAAGACGAACTGGCGGGCTCGCGCCCGTCGCAGGCTTTAGCGCATCGGCAACCGCCGCGAAGGGCGACTGGTTCGACCTTGAGGAACTAGCGCGCATCGACAAGTTCTTCGGCCTGCTGTCTCACCAAAAGGGAATCTGGGCGGGCAAGGCGTTTGAGCTGCTGCCGTGGCAGCGCGACCTGCTCGGCTCGCTGCTGTGCTGGAAGCGCGCGGACGGCACCCGGCGCTTCCGCCAGGCGTACATCGAGGTGCCACGCAAGAACGGGAAGAGCACGCTGGTCGCCGGCCTCGCGCTGTGGCTGCTGCTCGCCGATCGCGAGCCGGGCGCAGAGGTCTACTGCTGCGCGAGCGCGCGCGACCAGGCTGCGATCGTGGGCGACGCCTGCCGGCAAATGGTGCAGTCGAACCCGGCGCTGGCGAAAGCGGTCGAGGTGTTCCGCAACGTGATCACCTTCGGCAACAGCAAGCTGGAGATCCTGAGCAGTGACGCGGGCACGAAGCACGGCAAGAACGCGAGCGCGGTGATCTTCGACGAGGTGCACACCTTCGCAGATCGCGACCTGTACGACGCGATGGTGACTTCGATGGGCGCGCGCCAGCAGCCGCTGATCGTGTCGATCACGACCGCGGGCCACGACCGCGAGAGCCTGTGCTGGGAACTGCATGCCTACGCCGAGAAGGTGCGCGACGGTGTGTTCGAGGATCACGCCTTCTACCCTGCGGTGTTTAGCGCACCGATCGACGCAAACTGGAAGAGCCCGAAGGTCTGGCACAAGGCGAACCCGTCGCTGGGCGTCACCGTCACCGAGGCGTTCCTGCAGGGCGAGTGCGACAAGGCGAAGGAGCTGCCCGCCTACGAGACGACCTTCCGCCAGCTGTATCTGTGCCAGTGGACGGAGTCGAAGAAAGCATGGATCAGCACCGACGCCTGGGCGGCGTGCGCATCGAGCGATGCGACCGCCGAGCGCCTCGCCGGCCGCGAGTGTTACGGCGGGCTCGATCTCTCGACGACCACAGACCTGTCGGCACTGTCGCTGATCTTCCCGTGCGATGACGGCAGCGTGGATGTGCTGTTTTGGGTCTGGTGCCCCGAGGAGGGCATCCGCCGGCGAAGCCGCAGCGACCGCGCGCCGTACGACGTGTGGGCCTCAAAGGGCTTCCTGCACCCCACGCCGGGCGCTGTGGTCGATTACGACTTCATCGCCGAAACAATCCGCCAGTGCTGCAAGCGCTTCGCGGTGAAGTCGCTCGGCTTCGACCCGTGGAACGCCACGCAGCTCGCGAGCGGGCTGTACGGCGAGGGTGTGCCGATGATCGAAGTGCGCCAGGGCTACCGCACCCTCAGCGAGCCGGCGAAGAAATTGGAGTCGCTGGTGGTGTCGCGCAAGATCCGGCACCCGAACAATGCGCTCGCCAACTGGTGCGTCGGCCACGCGACCATCGACACCGATGCAGCCGGGAACATCAAACTTTCCAAAGGTAGCAGCACCGAACGAATCGACGCAGCTGCGGCGCTGGTGACGGCGCTGGCGACATGGCTGCACCAGAAGCAAGACGCGACTGGCCCGAGTGTCTACGAACAACCCGAAAGGACTATTACATGGCTCTGATCGACATCCTGCGCCGATACCTCGGCCCCACCCCGCCGCGATCTGACTTCGAGGACACCGTGCCCATCGGCCAGCCGACGAGCGGCAGCGTGCAGTCGTATGTGCAGTCGTACTCCTACACGGGCGAGAGCATCACGCCGGCACGCGCGCTCGAAGCGCCGACCGTGTTTGCGTGCGTGCGCCTGATCGCCAGCAGCATCAGCCGACTCGACTGGCAGGTGCTGCGCGAGACGCCCGAGGGCAAGGTCGCGGACAGCGAGCACCCACTCTACAACCTGCTGAACTACGAGGCGTCCGACGACATCGGCGCGATCCAGTGGCGCGAGATGGCGCTCACCTCGGCGCTGCTCACGGGCAACTTCTTCGCCTACATCCACCGCGACAAAGCGGGCCGCCCGGTGGCGCTGGAGCCCCTGCGCAGCGACTACGTCGCCATGTACCGCGACGGGGATAACCAGCCCTACTACCAGGTGTGGACGGGCCGATATACGGGCAACAACGCCGAGAAGCAGATGCGCCGATTCCGTGGATACGACATGTTCCACCTCGTCGGGCCGACCACGTTCGAGGGCATGCTCGGCGTGCCCTTCATCCACCAGATGCGCGACCTGATCGGGCTGGAGCTGGAGGTCACGGAGTTCGTTACGCGGTTCTTCGCCCAGGGCGCAGTGCCCGGCGGCGTGCTGAAGATGCCGGGCCGCCTGAGCCCCGAGGCCAGCAAGCGCCTGCGCGATGCGTGGCAGGCGGCGCACGGTGGCGCGAGCCGCGCCGGCCGCGTCGCAGTGCTGGAAGATGGCCTGACGTATGAACCCATCACGCCGACGGCCCGCGATAACGAACTGATCGAGATGCGCAAGTACTGCCGCCAGCAGATCGCGGCGGCGATGGGCGTGCCAGCGCACAAGGTCGGTGACACTGAGAGCCAGTCGTACTCCTCGAACGAGCAGGCGGATGCTGAGTTCGTGAAGCACACGCTGGCCGGCTGGGCGGCTCGACTGGAGCAGGAAGCCAGCCGCAAGCTCCTCCAGCGCGGCGAGCGCTACTGCACGCGGATCAACTTCGACAGCCTGCTGCGGGCCGACATGAGCACCCGCTACGCCGCCTACGCGGTCGCCGTCACGAACGGCATCCTGACCCCAAACGAGATCCGCGCGCGCGAAGGTCTGCCGGCGGTCGAGGGTGGCGACAGCATCCGCCTGCCCATGAACACCGAGGCGCCAGGGCAGCCCGCTCCAGCGCCGAGCGAGCCCGCTGCGCCGTCGGACGGCGTGCCCCCGTCTGTGGACGTGGAGCCCGAGGTGGTCGCTCCTAGCGTCGATCTGGACGCGCAGGACGAGGCGTACAGCTCGGCACGCGCGGCGGCGTCTGCGATGGCGGCCGTGCGTCCCGCGGTGGAGGGCGCATTCCGTCGCCACCTCCAGCGGGTGTCGGATTACCTGCTGAAGCAGCGCACGCAGGCCAAGATCGACAAGTGGGAGCCGCCCATCGACTGCATCGACGACGACCTGCGCGCGACGGTGCGCACCCTGGGCGGCCTCCTGGGCAACGAGGAGCGCGCCACGAAGGCGCTCGACGCCGCCCTACTCCGACACGCCCGCCACCTGCGAAGCGCGGTGACGGCCATCGGCACCCTGTCTGAATCGATCGACGGCTGGCGCGACCTTCCCCAACTGGCGGCCGACGAGCTGCTGGAGATGGTGCGCCTCGAAACCACACACGCACCCCTGCTGGAGACCACCAATGCCAACCCCGAAGCCTGAAACCCGCGCCCTCGGCACCCTCGCCCCCGCCGCCGACCTGAAGGTGCGCGGATACGCCGTCGTTTGGGAACCCGCCTATGACATGGGTCGCGAGATGGAGCGCGTCGATCCCAACGCCTTCGCGCGCTCGATGGAAGAGCCCGGCGACATCGCCCTGCTCTGGAACCACGACACTGGCAAGCCCCTCGCCCGGGTGCGCGCCGGCAACCTGCGCTTGTTCACCGACGCCACGGGCCTCGGCT